TGTTTGTATATGTTTCTCGTACTATCGTATTCATTCTGCGTACATTACAAGCGTGGGTCACGAAACAGTCATGTATAGTAGCGAGGTCAAAGTCAACCTCATTAGCAACTTGATGTACGATACACGCATCTAAGCTATGTATAAAGTTAGCAGTGATAGCGTTGCATTGACCCCTTTCATCTATGTTATCTCCCAGCTCATCTGTTGTTATACTGATGCTCATGTTTTGAAACACAGACTCCACCTTTAACTTCTTAAATTTACGGTAACTTTGTACCACTTTAAATCCTGTAGGTGTGGACCAAGTGATCGGTTCATCACACCCTAATGCTCGCACTGTTTCACGAAGGAACTTCATCACTCTATTGACAGGACGACAAGCTTGATCTGCTAATCGATTAACAATCTTACAAAGATAAATAACAGCAGTTAACATCTCACCAGTCGATGACCAGTTGTGATTCACGCCGATACTTTTAAATACATCTTGTACGAGGTTGTAATGAGTAGCTCCGTATGGACGGTTCATAATGGCAAGCTTTGCTAACTTCCGGCTGATGCCAAACTTTAACCACTCTTGTGCGATCAAACTACCATCTGCTTGTAACTCATCATATACTTTATCAGCAAACTCTTGGTACATGTCGTTAGCTCGGTCCTCTTCAACAAGGTTACACATGCGTCCGATCTCTTTATCACGCAATAACAAACTAAGGATTTGCATACCGTTGTTGGAACAGTCCTGACGAACAGGTAGATAACTCACATATCCGTATCCCTCCTCTGTGAATTGCTTGAACTCCAGACAGAATCGAAGGAAACAAAACGGATCAGCTGCGTCTGTCCACCAATCGGTTCCGTGTGGGTCATTCGCTGCTTCAAGTATAAACTTCTGTCGTTTACCTACCCACTCAAGTCTTTCCTCTCGTGTGCCTTTTACTCCCCACATATTAGCACCGTGTATCAGTACAGCTTCTAAGTCCTCTTCATCCACTACTTGTTGTCCGTTACTGAAGTCCAATAAACTCTTAGCTAAGTCACTGCCTTGTGGATGTAAGTAGTACGGAATAGCGTACACTCTACCTCGGTAATCACAACGATACGGAAAGTAGAACTTATCCCACTCACTATAAAGCTTGGCGAGGTGTAGGATACGGATGGTCAGGTAACGTTTACTGCTGTTCGCTTCATTGACGCTCTTGATGTCCTTCTGCTTCAGCTTCCACGCCCGTAACTCATGCTCATCATCTCCATTGTACCTCGGTTGCTCTGGTATCTCACTAAAGTTCGGTATGTTCCCAACCACTCGCTTATTGTCGTAACATTTACGGACGATAGATAACATGTCATCATTGATCTGCCACGCTACTTTCTGAAGTTTATTAACAGCACTGAATGCATGTTCGTACGAACGCTTATATTCCTTAAACCAAGACATCGGTTTGCCTGTGAAGAACTCTTGTGGTGGCATATGCTTTAAGCTGTACCCTCCACCGATCAACTCGTACCAGTCAACAGGTTCGTCAGGTAATGCCATCTTAAACACTCGGGTAGTTTCCTTCCACGCATCAAATCGTTTGACCCAGTCCGTATACTCACCACTTGGTACACATATACGCTCCGGTTTATGTCCCTTCTGAGTGCCAACAGCAAAGCCGATCTTCCAGATGCCAGTCTCGATGCGTATCTCCTCCAACAACCACGCACCCAGTCCCGCCTTACACTTAGTATCCCACAGCGTGAACCGTTCTTCTTCGTAGTCGTAAAACTGTTTCAACTTCATCGCTTTAGATCGGTCATCAAGGGCAAGTAAATCTTTCTTATGTGGATGCATCAGCTCCATCGCTTTGTCCCATCGTGCTTGGTTCTCAAATGCTTTGCCGATCTTATACGCCATCCGACCAACAGGTAAATTGAACTGGAGGTTATCAAGCAGGGTCTGTAAAGCCATCGAAGCTATCTGATACGGACACATATCCAATACAAAGGTAAGGAATAACGGAGTGGTATGCTCTGTGTTACCTCCAAAGGTGTACATGAAATCATCCACTCGTTTACCTAACCTTGGAGCCATGACCCGTAGCAATCGTTTCGCAGATTCGGTCTGACTTGATTCACCCTCTGCTCTCAGTTTAGCTTGTCGGTTACGGTACGCTGTGCGTCCCCACTCTCTCATCCGCCAAGTTGGGCCACGAGTTTTCTTCTCTTCGCTCATTGGTAGTAGTTGTTAAACCAACTTTTCGGTTGCTCTCTCGGTTTGTTCGTGCGGTAAGCTATTAACTTCCCGTCCTCGTCTCGGACATAATACCCGTCCGCATCCAACTTGAAACCAGTGATCTGATTATTAGCAAAGAAGTAATCGTATCCACGCTTGATCTCATCGTGTTGAACACCACTCCAATCAAAAGGTAAGTCAGTCGGTTCAAAGTCTGCGTACGTCTCGTTCACTTAATAAATCCTGTCGTATGATGTCTGCTTCAGCTTCCCAAAACAAATCGTTACTACTCTTCTTCTCTTGGGTCTTCGATTCGGTTAAAGAACAGGTAGTCGTGTATCTCTTCCTCATCCATGTCTTTAATCTTGTCCAAGTGGTACGCTCTTTCTTCTTCTCTCTCATAGTCTTTGTCGTATGGGTTGTGTCGGTTAAGCCAATTGTCGTAGTTAACTCCGTTCATAACGTTATGGTTTTGTAGTTGTTCATTAATATTGTCAATAAAACATACCACGGAATCTTATCTTGCTTAGAACAGTTTTCAGATTCCCACATAGGTTGTAAGTTTTGATAATTGAATAACAACTTTTGATGGCTCGGTTTAGTCAGGTCAAATACATCGTCACCAGTTAAAGGGTGCTTCATTTTACACGGCAGTATGTGATCTATATGCCACTCTCCGTGGTTCTCCCATGTCATACCCTCTTGAAACTGATCTTCAATGTGCTTTCTTACTGTAGCGTCATCAGCTCCTAACAATTCATGTGCCTCCCAATGCTTGTGTAAATTAGGTATCAACTTACTATATCTACTTCGGGTTGTTACTAAGAATAAATTCTTTTTTGTGTATTCTCTGTTTCTGATACAATGTCTTTCCTTTACCTCCGGCCTGCTTCTATATGCTTTGCACTTACCGTTCTCCCTCCTTGTTTGTTTATTCTTAATTTGTGAAGCTCTAGCTCTATCCGGATGCCTAGCTCTCCATCTACATGTTGAGCCTCTTTTTAATTCAGGGTTACTAATATCCCACTCCCTATCTTTTTTCCTTCTGTTTTGATATTGTTCTTCAGTTCCCCATTGTTGTGTATTTTCACGGCAACTTTTATACCGTACTAATACTAAACCTTTAACTTTAGGATGCGGTTGCCCTCTGTCATTATTTTCTAGTTCAACTTGTAAAGCTGTTTGGTTTAATTTACCTCGGTTAGTCCCTTCTTGTATTATGTATTTCTTCGGTACACTCATTCTTCTAATCGTTTGGTTTCGTCCTCCAATAGCTGTTGTAAGGTGCGGTTAACCAGTTGTCGTAATTAACTCCGTTCATTGCATCCATTCATGTGTTTTGTAGTTGTAATATCTAGGTGTCTCGTTACCGCTTTGGAAGTATAACCAAGCTTTGTCCGTAGAATTGTAGATGTACGGATAGATGTCAACATCTGTATACATCCACTTTCCGTCCGTGTAAAACCAACCAACAACATAAGGTGTAGCACCACTCAATGCCTTCATCTCAGTAACAGCGTCAACAACAGCTCGGTCATTACTTAATGGATTCCACCCGTAATCAACCTCTTGCTTATCAGTTAAACCATCACCGTCTGTATCCCTTGTCCACTTACTTGTTCCGTAGATGTGTACTTCTTCGTAATTTAGTAATCCGTCACCATCAGAATCTTCAAGATCGCCCGTAAAATTAGCGATGATAGTCAAGTTGTAATCTGCATACAACAACAACGGATTGCTCGTACTGTTTACATCACCCGTCCACCCACTAAATACAAAGCCGGGATTTGGTTGAGCAGTAAGTGTAACAACATCACCAACAGCTACAGTTGTATCACCAATAACTTTTCCTCCGACATACGGACTACTAACAACATGAAAGGTGCGAGTTTCGGTAGTCGGTTCTTTAACCTGCTCTAAGACTGGTTGATCAACTGTACGCACAGGTAAGTCAAGGTACGCTTTGTTACCGCCAAAATCGATAGCGTGATACTTTATACTTTCTTCACCTAACGGAACTGCGTATTGAGGTAAGGTAGCCGACCAAAATAAACGATCAGTATTGTAAGTCATTTCGTACAACAACCCACCCACTTCTACATGTGCGGATTCAACAGCGTATCCACTACTGCCTATGCTTACGCTTACAGTCAGTCCGTTTGCTATGTTTATGGTGTCTCCTTGTTTCGGTGATAAATCGGTTATCGCCAACGCTAACAGGTAGCTCGGCAGGAAGAATAATAATAGTATTGGTTTTTTTATATTCATTTTTCATTCGGGTAAATAATCCTGTTGCAAAGTTCATAACATATCGTACGCCCACGCAAAGATCAGTAAGCCAGCTAAGACAAACATTCCAAGGGTAAGTACGCTCATAGTGGGTTCTCCGTGTTCTGTCGGATAACGCCCTCTATTGTGGACGCTTCCCTTTCTCGATTAAACCTTTCGTCTTGCAACTCAACCAGTCGTTCACGGACACTTAAGTTATCGGGCATCCGATGCTTAAGCTTTAGGTAGTGTTGGATGAGAGCTTCTAAAGAGTCATCGCATAAATCGTTCATATCTAAGTATTGATCGGTTAAGTTGTCAGTCATCTTCCTTTGTAATCAACAAACCCAAAGGTGTCTTGGTGAATAGAAACTAATTCATCGTTGGGCATATTGTCGTAGCCTTTGATGCCTTCTTTTATGATTTTGTATAAGGTGTCGGTATTGTAACCCGAAGCGTAATTACAAGCATCGTTATCAGCTAAGCGTTCACGCATTGATTCGTAATCGTAATTGAATCCATGTATTTCTGTAGTAGTATTCATTTTAAGTATTGGTTTAGTTTTTATCGGTTAAAGTTATGTTCGTTACAAGTTGTGCCTTCATTCTCCATTCCTTGCAAGGTTTTTTCACAAATTGAACAGGTTTTTTGTGAAATTTTATTAAGCTCTTTCATAACAGATTTGCATTGCTCCATGAAGTCCTCTTTGCTTTCTGCCCGCCCTTGATATTTCGGATAATCACGACAAGCCCAGATTAATTGCGGACAGGTAAGGTATCGTTCGTTGTCGATTCGATAAAAGAACGCAACCTTTCGCCCGTGGTGATCGGTTAGGTAGATTGTTACGCTCATTCTGATAATAGCTCCTTGTATTGTAAGTTAACAAAGAAATCAGTACCTATTTCAAGGCTGTTCTCGGAATCGTAAAACCAGTCCATGAAGCTGTAGGTGTCGGTTATATGGTCAGGTAAGGTGAGCTTTATATCGTTCTCTTTAAGCCACTCTTTAATGGTAGGTAAGACATTCACCTCTCGGTTCTCAAAGACATAAATATCGTCCTCTTCCCCGTGTGCACGGATAGTTAAAACTAGTATTTTCATAAGGTCAGGTAAGGTTAGTCGGTTAGTTTGCAAGCTTTTGTGCCCGTATTTCTCCCCGTCTTTTCAACAGATAAGATTTAGGAGCCATTCTATTGAGTTTCCTCATGCCCCCTTGGTAGATTTCCTTTACCTTGCGTAGTTCATGCCAGCGTTTATCCTTTGCAGAATCCAAGGTCA